TTATAAAAGCTCTTGAAATGAAAAACGAGTACGGCTACGACCTGTCGGATAAAGCTTGTTACTACATAGCTCCGACATTTAACCAAGCCAAAGATATTATGTGGCAGTCTTTAAAGCAAATGGCTGCGCCTATAACGGAGAAGGTAAGGGAGAATGAGTGCATACTTACCCTTACAAACGGGAGACAGATTTATCTTAAAGGATCTGATCGCCCAGAGACTCTCCGAGGTGTTGGATTGTCCTATGTTGTCATGGATGAGTATGCTTTTATGAAGGAAGATGTTTGGACGGCTATAATTCGTCCAACATTAGCTGATGTAAGAGGGGGAGGCTTATTCATAGGGACACCAAACGGAAAAAATCACTTTTATGACCTCTTTTTAAGCGCAGGGCAAGCAGACGAGGCTGATGAGTGGGGAGCTTGGACATTTAAATCCTTGGATAATCCATTTTTGGACCCCAAAGAGGTAGTTTTAGCGACTAAAGACATGCCTTTAGAGTTCGTAAAGCAAGAATTCGAGGCTAATTTTTCATCATTTGGTGGTACGGTATTTACTTCTGACTTATTTGAAATAGAAGATAAGGGTTTCCACGGAGGTGACCTTTATATGACCGTAGATCCCGCTGGTTACGGGGATGTTAAAGGCATAGCGCAAGGTAAAATTAAAAGATTAGACGAGACAGCTATCTCTGTAGTAGAGATAACAACTGAAGGGTGGCATTGTCACGAAATAATCACTGGAAGGTGGAATGTTAGAGAAACAGCAGTACGAATACTACGTGCAGCACAGAAATATAAGCCAAGAGCGGTTGGGATAGAGCGTGGAGCTTTAAAAAACGCACTAATGCCGTACCTACAAGATAATATGAGGCGATTGAACACATATCCGTATATTACGGAGTTGTCTCACGGAAACCAAAAGAAATATGATCGTATAGTGTGGGCATTACAGGGGCGTATGGAACAAGGACGCCTTACCTTTCAACCAGGGGCTTATACAAAGAAACTGTTAAACCAGTTATTAGATTTTCCTAATCCGTTGGCTCACGACGATATGATGGATAGTTTAGCATATATTGACCAAATAGGAGTTACTCCATACGACATGGATCAAAGCCTTGGTGAGTCTGAATGGGAACCAATGGATCTAATAAGCGGTTTGTAACAAAGGATATTAAAGAATGGCGATAGCAAAACTTGTAGACCCCGCAGTAAATTCTCCTATGCAGGAGAGAAAAGTCTATGATGACGAGGTAACAGGGTGGGTGGTGTACAAGGTAGAGAATTGGGAAAGGTCTCGTAATGCACAACACCAAGACAGGTGGAAAGAGTACTATAGAATTTGGAGAGGACAACACGCAGGGGAAACGGACAAGATTAGAAGTCACGAACGTTCTAAAATTATCGCGCCAGCGCTTCAGCAATCTATAGAGGCTGGTGTTTCTGAAATGGAAGAAACCATTTTCCACAGAAAACGTTGGTTTGACTTAGAAGACGATGTACGAGAACGAATATTTGAACAGATTATACAGGAAAATCAAGAGCAAATATCTCCAGAACAAATAGAGGAAATCGCACAGAATATAGACACAAGACTAGGCCAAGTTACAGAACAATTACTGGAGGATTTTGAGACACGCCGAGTCAATAAAGCAATATCTGAAATACTACTCAATGCTGGCCTTTATGGTACTGGTATAGGTAAAATCACTGTAGAGAAGAAACCAAGACGGATACCCCTTACAGGGTCTATGGGTACTACTTCCGATATAGCTTTTGAAGAAGATTTACACGTCAGTTTAGTTCCAGTTGATCCGAATGAATTTGTTATAGACGTAGCTGCAAAAAGTATTGATGATGCTTTAGGGGTCGCTCACATGTATACGATCCCAAGACATGAGGTTTTACAGAAACAAGAACGGGGTATTTGGAACCAATCTCCTGTTGGATTTTATAACACAACAGATGAGCAACATGCAACCTTAGATATTACAGAAAAGGATTACGAGCAAGTTGAGCATGTAGAGATCATGGAATATCACGGACTAGTCCCAAAAGGACTGTTTAAAGATGCCGAGAAAGATAGTGTCACAGATCCCCTTGTAGAGTTCGCAGAACAGAACAGCGAAATAGAGTATGACGATGCTGCTGAAATGGTAGAGTGTATAGTCTGGATAGCCAATAGAAGCACGTTGTTAAAAATTGTTCGTAACCCTTTTATAATGCAAGACAGGTCTTTTGTTGCGTTCCAGTGGGATACTGTACCGAATAGATTCTGGGGTAGAGGTATCGCAGAAAAAGGATATAACCCACAGAAAGCACTTGATGCAGAGTTAAGAGCTAGGATAGACGCTTTAGCTCTTGCAACTTACCCAGTAATGCTGGTTAATGGCATGATGGCCCCGCGTAATAGTGATTTTACGGTGAGGCCAGGAAGAAATATTATAGTTTCTGGCCCTGTTAACGAAGCTATCGCTCCCTTTAAATTCCCCGGCCCTGACTCACAAAGTTACAGACAAACTGCGGAATTTGAGAGAATGGTAACTATGGCTACAGGGTCATTAGACACCGCTGCTCCGTTAGGAGTTAATCCGCGAAACGAGACAGCAGGTGGGATGTCCATGATGATGGGCGCGTTGCTCAAGCGAGCCAAAAGAACTCTCCGAAACATGGAATACGAGTTCTTATCGCCACTAATTCACAAGATTGCTTGGCGGTACATGCAGTTTGATACGGAGAGATATCCCGTAGCAGACTACAAATTTAAGGTTCACGGGGCTTTGGGAGCACAGGCTCGCGAGTTTGAAGTAGCACAACTCACCCAACTTCTTCAAACAACTCCTCCTGGGTCTCCTGCTTACTGGATAGTTCTTAAGGGCGTAATTAAGAATTATAACGTAGAAGACAAAGAAAAACTTATGTCTACGATAGACACATTTTTACAAAACTCTCTTAACCCACAACCACCAGAGCCTGACTTTGATCAACAGGTTAAGATGGCTGCACAAAAACTTAAACAAGAGCAGCATCAATTCACAGTACAAAAGACTATGGTTGATAGCGTTAGAAGGGATAAAGAGATGGAAGCGGAGGCGGAAAGAGATCGTGGAGAAGCTATTTGGAACCAAAGTGAAGCGATGGTTAATGTGTCTAAGGCAGAAACAGAACGGATGAAGGCTGAATCTGACTCTGCGTTGAAACAAGCTAGAGCAGCAGATTTGCTAACAGGCAAACCAGCCACAACTTCAAGTGAAGGGACAAGACCCACGGAATATTTAGATTTAGTGGATGCTCTTAAAGCCTCTTACGCAGATATAACAGCGGAAGCCGTAGAGCAAATAAATACCAACTTAATGGCTAGTATAGAGCATTTGTCTAACAGACAACAGATGTTTGGTATGGGGCCAGCAGATTTACGAATGAATGTTATGGATAACAAACTAGAAGAACTTCGTAGACAGCAACAGCAACCCCCAGGAACACCCCCTAATTTGGATATTGAAAGGTCTCCAGACGGGCGGGTAGTCTCAATAGGAGGTAGACCCGTTCGTCGAGGACTTAAAGGTGAGTTGAGTGGGGTGGAATAAAAATGGCAAGTAGCTACACAACTAATATTACGTTAGAGAAACCAACGCCAGGGGAACAGTCTGGAGAGTGGGGAACTACGCTTAATGCTAACTTTGATAAGATTGATACAAAGTTAGCCATTAAAGATGAAGATAATATGGCTAGTGATAGTGCTAGTCATCTTGCCACACAACAAAGCATTAAGGCATATGTAGACTCTCAGGTTAATACAGAGGAAACAATAGAAGATTTCGTTGGAGGTATGGTCACAGGCAATACCGAAACTGGTATTGCAGTAACCTACGAAGATAGTGATGGAACTTTAGACTTTGTAGTATCAGACACCACAGTCGCAGGGGACTCAGGAAGCACTGGTATAACTCCTGGTGATACGTTAACTATTGCAGGAGGAACTAACGTAACTACCGCCATGAGTGGGGATACGCTCACAGTGACCTCCACCGATACAAATACACAGTTAACTCAAGAACAAGTAGAAGACTTTGTAGGGGGGATGGTAACGGGCAATACCGAAACGGGTATTACCGTGACTTATCAAGATGCGGATGGAACATTAGATTTTGAAGTCTCGGGAGCCACCGCCTTAGCAGCAGACGATTTAACAGAAGGAGATGCGGCTGTTACACTTTCCACTTCTTCTGGAAATATCACAATAGATGCAACAGCTAATGATAGCGACATTATTTTTAAAGGAACTGATAATACTTCTGATATAACAATGCTTACGCTTGATGGTAGTGAAGCAGGAGCAGCTACCTTTAATGATAAGATTATTGCTACTGAACTTGATATTTCAGGGGATATTGATGTCGACGGAACTGCTAATTTAGATATTGTAGATATTGATGGCGCAGTGGACATGGCAAGTACGCTTGCAGTTGCAGGTGCTTACACTGGTGGCGGTTTAATGACTACAGGGGGCAACATTGTTATCCCTGATAGTGGGTATGTTGGGTCTGCAACAACAACAACTGCCATGCATATTCTTGGATCTGGCGAGGTTGGAATAGGTGCTAGTGCCTACACAGGAGCACAACTCTATTCATATGATAATGGTACAGGAAGTATAGGACTAAGAGTCCACCTAGATAATGCATCGGGTACTCAAATGGGTGCTTATATAACAACTGATGGAGGAGGCGCAGCGCTTACAGGACACACTAACGGGGCGCATTATGGCTTATACGGTCTTTCTGGCGTGTCTGGCTCATCTCCTTCGACGGGTTATTATGGGATATATGGGAAAACATTCCACCCCTCCTATGGAGGCGTCTTAGGGTATAACGCAGCAGGGGATAAATATGGAATTCTAGGTTATAGCACTACCCATGCTATGTATGGAGTCGGGCTTGTTTACTCTTCAGGAGCAGCAACTCACTCTGATATAAGACTCAAAGACATTCAAAGTAGAATTTCTGTATCAGATGGTATTCTTGCAAAAATCAACCAGCTTCAACCAACGTATTTCAAATGGAAGCCGGAATCAGAGCAGGGAAAGGGTGTGTCGGATGAACAAATTGGTTTAATTGCCCAAGAAGTTGAACTTATTTTTCCGCACTTAGTAGACGAGAACGATGTCCCGCAACACGATGACTTGTCAGGAGAGGATACACGAGAAAAAACCTTAAATGAAGAATTAGGGAGTACAAAAGTTGTAGCTTACGAAAAACTGGCTTGTTATTTAACATCTGCGATACAAGAACTTAGTGCTAAAAACGATGCTCTTGAAGCTCGAATAGCCACATTAGAAAGTGGATAATAAATGGAGATTTCTTTTCTTGAAGGGGGTGCAATTACCCTATGTTTAGGTTTATTACTAACTTTAGTAACTTTTCTCCAAAGACTTGTAGGAAATAAACTAAAAGAACTTTACGAAATAAATGTAAAAGTAATAGATAGACACAATAGAAGTGATGAAACAAGTGCAAGAAGGTACGAGCTTACCGTGGAAAAATTAGGAGATTTAGAGCAAGAAATCTCTGACTTGAAAGGAAAAATAAGCTTTTTACAAGGAAGAATGAACGGAGGTCGTCACCAAGGGAATAACAATGGCAGTAGCAGGTAGAAGTGGCTATGGAAGGAGGATGTATGGTTCTGGTCAATATGGACTGCCAGTAGCTGCAGGTGGAGAAGGGGTAGAGGTAGACCCAAAAATAATACAAAGATTAAGAAAACAACAACAACTAATACACATAATAAAAGATGACGAGGAGATCACCGCATTAATTATGTTAGCAACAATGAGAGGCGGCTAATATGAAAGAAGAGGAAAAGCAAATTTATGACAAAATGTTCGAGACATTAGCTACGGAGGGCTGGGGATTAATCCGCGAACGCCTAGTAGAAATGTACGAACAACAAAATAATATAATGTCAATAGCGGACGAAAAAAGTTTTTGGCAGCAAAGAGGGTCATTAGGAATGCTTCATTTAATTATAGAATTGGAGTCGGTGCTTGAAGGAGAATTAGAACGAGCCAAGGAAGATGACAATGATGTTGAATGATTATAAATGCTCTGTTTGTGGACAAATTGAAGAACAGTGGTCTGGACAAAAAGAAAATGAATGTACCTTTTGTGGCGGGCCAGCTAAAAGAATTATTTCAGGCGGGTTTTTCTCATTACCTGGAATAGACCAAGGCTTCCCTACGACTGCCGATAAGTGGGCAAGGAGACATAGAGAAGCAAACAAACCTAATTTAAAAAGATTAGGTATACCATGTTAGTTCCCCTTTAAAAGGGTTAAAACGAGGAGTACCGTATGGCTAATAATATAGTAGACCCCGACTTAGACGACACGAAAGCTGTTGACTATTCTGATCTGACAAGTCGGCTGGAAAGTGAAGAGACAACTAGTAAAGAGGCTGCAGAGCCTGAAGCTCAGAATGCTGAGAGTGCGCTTACTGATAATAGTACAGAAGTTCCTTCTAAATTTCAAGGAAAATCTGTAGATGAAATTTTGAGTTCTTATCAAAATTTAGAGCAACAGTATGGCAAACAAGGTAATGAGTTAGGTGAGCTTAGAAAACTAGCCGATACACTTATACAGAATAATCTACAAGAGGCTCAAACACAACAAGTACAGAATAACGAGGAAGCTTTGTCGGAGGAAGATTTCCACGAAAATCCTTTAAAAGCTGTACGTCGGGTAGTTGAGGAGGCATTACAGCCGATTAAGGGTGCTATAAATCAAACACAAGCGGAAAGTACGCTACAGCGTTTGCAAGCAAAGCACCCAGATGTTGACAAAATTGTGAATGATGCACAATTTCAACAGTGGGTAATGACTAGTTCTCCCCGACAAGACATGTGGCTAAAAGCAAGTAATGGAGATTTTGAGTACGCAGATGAACTGTTTTCACAGTACAAAGAGCTAACTCAAACTGCCCATGAAAAGCAAACAAAAGAAGTCCAAAAAGAACGTGAGCGAGAACTTCAAGCCGCCACGACTGTATCATCGGGATCTTCAGCGGATGCTAGTTCTTCGGGTTTACCGATTTACAAAAGAACAGAGCTTATTCGTTTACAGATACAAGATCCTCAAAGATACGCGGACCTAGCCCCAGAAATTTATAAGGCATACAAGCAAGATAGAGTTAGATAACTCTATACGTTTTAACTTTTAAAGGAGATATAAGATGGCTAATTTTTCAGCCGCAGCGGCGATGAATACCACCACACAGGATAAATTTATTCCTGAATTGTGGTCTAACGAAGTCGTAGCTGCATACAAAAGTAACTTGGTTTTAGCTAACCTGGTTACCAAGATGAATCACAATGGTAAAAAAGGAGATACGATTCACGTACCAACTCCTACTCGTGGTTCTGCTAGTGCTAAAACTACGCGGCAACAGGTTACCTTGATTGCAGCAACGGACTCAGAAATTTCAATTTCGATTGATAAGCATTATGAGTATTCCCGTTTGATTGAGGACTTGTTGGATAAGCAGGCTTTACAAAGTATGCGTCAGTTTTATACTGATGATGCCGGTTTTGCGTTGTCCTCACAAGTTGACAGTGACCTTTGGCTAAGGTGCTACGGACTACAGGGTGGTACTGTTAACACAGTAAGCTCAGGTACGACTGTAGACTTTGGTACTGCGGGTACTGTTATCGGGTCTGATGGGTCAACGGCTTTTAATGCTGGATCAGATAATGCTGCCGCTTTAGCGGACGTAGGTATTCGGAAAGCTATTCAAACGCTTGATGATGTTGATGTTCCTTTGATGGATCGCTATTTAGTGATACCGCCAGTTGAGAAGAAGAACTTAACGGGCCTTTCACGATTTACAGAACAGGCGTTCACAGGTGAAGCTGGTAGTTCTAATACGATCCGTAACGGTTTGATGGGAGATATTTACGGTATTCCGATATATGTATCTACCAATAGCCCAACAGATACGGAAGGTTCTCAGGACGCTCGGTTGTGTCTCTTGGCCCACAAATCTGCGATGGTTCACGTAGAGCAAATGGGTGTGCGTACACAAACACAGTACAAGCAAGAGTTCTTAGGAGACTTGTTTACTGCTGATACCATTTATGGTACTGGCGAGCTTCGTAATGATGCTGGTGTTAAAATCGCTGTTGTTGCTTAACTGACATAATTTAATTTAAGGAGATATATAATGGCTTTATCAAGCACTTATTATGGGCAGTCGGTAACTAAATTTGCGATTGCTTCGGAAACAAAAGATTGGGGTAGTGTCTCAGATGGGGACGAAGCCGCCGAGGAAGTGACCGTAACTGGCGCACAACTAGGAGACTTTGCTTTGGCTTCCATGAGTATAGATACCACAGATATAACTTTGACTGCTACGGTAACAGCGGCGGACACAGTTACTGTAATCTTAGCTAACAATACTGGTGGCGCAATAGACTTAGGGTCTGGTACTCTCTATGTAATGGTTATGCCAAGAGAAGTTATTTAATTTAAACAGATAAGGAGGAAATCTAATGTCTAGATTATCAGGATTTCCTGTTGTCTCTGCAACTTGGGATGCGGGTGCTATTGCCGATGGCAATGAAGAGGCGACAGACGTAACTGTCCCAGGCGCAAGCCTTGGTGACTTTGTTATGTCTTCGTTCTCTTTGGATGTAGCTGATTTAATGCTAACATCGGCGGTTACCGCTGCCAATACAGTGACAGCAGTTTTAGCTAATAACACAGGAGGCTCTATAAACTTAGACTCTGGTACTTTAAGAGTTCGAGTCGTGCCTTTTGCAGATGCTTAACTGAGTAAAGGGGGAGGTAGATGCTCCCCCTTATTTTAAATAGGAGTGGTTAATGTCGCAGACAGTAACAACAGTACTACAGCTAATCAATAAAATCTTGGTTCGCTTACGCGAGTCAGAAGTAGGTACTGTGGATGAAACAGACTACTCCCTTACTTTACTTCGTTTGCTTAATGATGCTAAAAGAGAAGTAGAAGATTCTTTTGATTGGGTAGCATTACAGAATACTATTACTGTAACAACAGCCGCAAGTACACATACTTATGATGTAGAAAATGCGGGGGCAGGTGCTTTTACTAATCAAAGATCAAGACTTATAGATGTGTATAATACATCTACGGATGTCCGGTTAACACCGCGCCCTTTTGAATGGATTAGAATACAAACACAAGCTAATAATGAAGATGAACAAGAACCTTTTGCCTATGCTCATGCTGGTTATAATAATACCCAATCTATGAAGATTAGATTTTTCTTAGTGCCGGATGCAGTCTACAATATGGATGTTGAAGTAATTATACCAGAAGAGGATATGACCACGGAAACAGACTTTACTAAAGTTCCTTGGTATCCTGTTTATTTAAAAGCCTTAGCTTTAGCTATCAGAGAACGAGGAGAAGATGAAGGAGAAGCTTCTTCTGAAATGCAAATGGCATACCAACAAGCGTTAGGAGATGCTGTAGCGTTTGAGCAGAGGCACAAGTGGCAAGCTCAAGGTGGTGGAGATTGGATTGTATTAGGGGACTATTAATTGGCGAGTAAACTACACTCTGTTGTACTTAGAGCACCCGGAATTTACGGATTAAATTTCGAGGGAGAGGCTGTACAAAAGACGCCAGAGTATGCAAAGCTTGCAGACAATGTAGCTTATGATGCTTCGGGTAGGTTATGCAATAGAAAAGGGTTTTCTCCTACAAGTGCTAAAGAAGCAACTACGCTCGGGTCGAACCCAATCACAACGGCTGCATCAACTAACGCGGCAGACACTAATGGTATTTCTGTAGCTCAAAAACCTAATTTACAGTTCAGTATAACTGGGGCTTTAGCTAGTGGGGGTACTGTTACTTTTGCTTCTCCAAGATTTGTAAGTACCACGACTGCCGGAACTTCAGATAGTGGTAAAATTGTTACCATTACGGGGACAGACGTACTTACTAACGCTCTTGAAGAAACAATAACATTAACAGGTTCTGCGGAAACTGTAGCTGGCACTGCGCTGTTTAAAACAGTTACAGCAGTCACTATATCTGCAATGCCTGCTGGTAATGTTGAAATTGGTGTACAAGCTTCAACGGTGTTGACTGTAGCGCATACAGATTGTGGTAGAGCGGTAGGAGATGTAGTTACGTTCAGTGGCTCTGCGGCAGTTGACGGAATAGACGCAGGAGTTATTAATGCTTCCCACACTTTAGCGTCTGTAGCAGCTAATGATGATACTTATACTATAGTAGCCTTAGATACAGTTTCTTCTGGTAGTACTGCTGGAGGAGGAGGTTCTGTAGTAGAGAAGTTTATAGGTTTATTAGATTATCCAGATATTGAACAACTCTTTATGTACAACCACTCTGGAGGTAATAGTTTAATAGCTACCGCAGGTGCTCGGACAGCTTCGGGAGGATCGGCTACTAAAAAGATTTTTAAATTAGATTCGCCTTTTACTGACTTTGAAGATATAACAGGTATCACTGTTAATGGAGGAAATGATTGGCAATTTGTGAACTTTAACGACAAAGTTATTGGTGCAAGGACAGCTAACATTATGGTTGTCGCTACGACAGGTAACTTTGCGGCTATCGGTGCAGCGAGTGGTTCAGTCCCAGACGGTAATATATTACATAGCGCCTTTGGTAGACTTTGGGCACAAAAAGGTGATACAGGCACTGCTCAAAATATAATATCTTATTGTGCGTTACTTGACGAGACACATTGGTCAACGGGTGCCGGGGAAATAAATGTACTTGGAACTGCAGGAGCAGTTGCCCACGGCTATGATAATTTAACAGCTATTTCTTCTTTTGACAGGTTTCTTGTAGCTTTTCTTCGAGATAGTATAGTAATTTACAATAGCCCGGACGCTCCCGGCAGCTTAGGTATAGAGCAAATTATCCAGGGTGTAGGCTGTATAGCTAGAGACAGCATACAAAGGATTGGTAATGACTTATATTTTCTCTCTGCTACAGGGATAAGGTCTTTAAAACAAGTCATCTTCTCTACGGATAAAGTAGAGCTTGCAGAAGTATCAAAGCTAGTGCGTCGAGAGTTGGTATCAGATATGACTTCTGGTAGTGCCTCTGCTATTAGATCAAACTATGACTTAGAAGAGGGTCAGTACTGGCTCAAAGCCCCTTCGGGGAATATCTGGGTTGTAGACATGCACACTTTAGATGAGAAGACACCTGTAAGAATTACAAAATTTGTTAATACTGATTGGTATAGCTTTGCTTATGATGAACAAGAAACTTATATTGGTGCTAAGGGGGGTATAGGTACATATAGTGGCTTTCAAGACACACTTCCTAATTCTGCAGTAGCAACTAGTTACCTTTGTGATTGGGAAAGTATATACGCAGACTTTGATAGTTCAAGAACGAAGATGTTAAAGAAAGTCGGTGTCGCAGTAGAAGGGGCAAGTGGTCAGCAGTTTACTATAAAGTGGGCTACTGACTTTTCTGGAAAGACGGGATCTAAGCAGTTAACTATTCCCGGCGCTGGTACGCTAGCCGAGTGGGGGACTGCTGAATGGAATGTTGCAGAGTGGGGAGGTGGTCTTTCTTTGTCAAGATTGAAAACCTCTGCCTCAAAAGAAGGAAGAGTCTGGAGTGTTGGGTTTAAAATTGAATCAACTGGTAGCGAGATTTGTGTAGAACAGTTGTCACTTTTTATGAAATTAGGACGAGAGGATAGGTAAGTATGAGTAATTATTCACAAACCACAGACTTTTCTGCAAAAGATAGTCTCGCCTCTGGTAACGCATCAAAGGTTATTAAAGGTAGTGACGTTGACACAGAGTTTAGTGCCATAGCTACTGCGATTTCAAGTAAACGAGACTCAACATCTTCTGATATACCTTCAGGTACTATGATGTTGTTTGTAAGGACAGCAGCGCCTAATGGGTGGACACTTTCTACTACTTGGAATAATGTAGTACCTATTATTAAGTCTAGTGTTACAGATGATGGGTCACCAGATACAGCGGGTAATTGGACAGTATCTGATACAGAATTGAAAATGAATTTTCCGTCTACTGCATTTTCTGGGTCTATGCCTTCCCACACCCACGCAGTCGGTAATCTTGCTGCGGGAGCTAGGGTTAATGCTGTAGATAACGCCAATATACTTGATAATGGCACCTGGTTACATGCGGCGCATAATCACGCTATTACCGGAGCTACGGCTGCATCAAATGCTGCCAACGTATCAACAACAGTTACTATTGATAATATTGCACCGGCAAGTGGTACGATGACTAGCGGTAATTGGAGACCTGCACACGTAGAAGTAATAGCTTGCTCAAAAGATTAGGCAAATATGGAGTCTGAGGTTGTTACACATACAAGGTATAAAAACGCTTTTAATTGTAAAAGGTGTCCACAAAGTAGTAAAGAGGATGGATGCCCTGCTTGGTGGGAACAGGTTTGGACAGATAAGGCGAATGGGAATCAAGTAATAAAAAGCGGCTGCGGTTTTACGATGTCACAAGCTTTGATGGTAGAACTTATACAGACTGCCCACAGACCCGCAGCAGAAATTAGTCAAATGAAAAAAGAGGTTGTTGATGGGGTTGAAAGAGCCACAGTCGCTGTGTTGGAGTTTCAACGAGCTAAAGAAGCGGCCATTAGTTCTGGTGACTTGGCAGGATATAACCTCGACCCACGCGGGTTGGTTCGATTCAACGAGTGGGATGACAACAGCGACAGTAAAGACTCCAGGGATAATCTTGGAAAATAATGAAGACTTTTTACTTGTCGTATCAACAGTTGGTTGGCACGGAGAAGAAGGCTTGCTAAGTTTTGATACGGTAATACCAAAAGGGTGTGTAGATAAAATTACAATTTTAAAGAAACTTTGGTGGAGATAAGAGATGACAATTAATTCAGAGGCAGAGTTGCTCAAAAGCTTTGGGAGGTTTGGAGACAACTACCTTGCTCATATAGGCGGTGGTGAAAGAGTCCTTCCTCCCCGAGGCGTACTTCCAGAAAGTGTAGATAGAGATATTAGCATGAGTATGCAAGAAGTAGGGCTAGATCCCGACAGGTATACTGTTGGTTCTGATGCTAACTCTATTAACCCCGTTACAGGACAACCAGAATTTTTTCTAGGGTCTATTCTTCAGTCAGCTTTTGGTGGTCGGAAAGATACAAGTGCATACCAAAGAGCACACGCAGATAGGGCTGCTAGAGCCTACAGGGAGTTTGATGTGACTCCGGGGTATTACAACGACCCTTTTGGGTCTGCTACTGCAGATCGCAGTGGAGTAAGCGCCCAATTCTCTCCAGACCAAGAAAATATATTTAATAGATACACTAGTTTATTTGGAGAAGCTGAACAAAATAGACAAGCACGGGAAGCGCAACGAAGAGATTTATTTGGCGTAGACCCCTCAGTATTAACCGGAGGAAGACTTGACGATTTGCTTACTACTACTATGGAGCAGGGACAAAGGGAAGAAGATTTTGCTACCTCAAATGCGTTATCTAAACTGTTTAATGTAGGCGGCATGAGTTCAGGAACGGCAGCACAAGCTGGAGATCTACATCGTAGACAAGCTAGTACTTTTGCAGACCTCCAAAGACAAAGAATATCAGACTTATTGGCAGTTCAAGGGACTTATGACCAGTACGGAAGAGATTATGACAAAGATATTGCAGGATATGGCA